TGTTGCGAGTTGTGTGGCACTATTCGCATTACCTTTAAATTCATATCCCTTAGCACCTGAAACTGGATAGATTAAGTCTGCACCAGTATCTGCTCTTACTACTTTTGCTGTATTAACTTCTGTTGTAGCTTTTAACTTAGGTGTAAGTAGAACTCCAGTAGAAGGAGTAAATGTTAAATTTGAAGACTCTTTAATATCTTGTACAGCGGTTGTTGTCGAACTTGAAACAAATGTTAGATATTGTGCTGAAGTTGAACTCTGCTCAGATGTTGTTTTTACTTTAACATCTATATTAGCAGAACCATCAAATGCCGCTCCACCAATTGTTTTTGTAGCCGCAAGTTTTGTAGCTGTCGCGGCATTACCTGTTGTAGCTTGATTACCTGTTGCATTAACACCAGGAAGATTGATATTCTGAGAACCATTAAAGCTTACACCACCAATATTTCTAGCATTAGCTAGTGTTGTGGCTGTACTTGCGTTACCAGTCAAAGCACCAGTAAGATTGAATGCGGCATTTTGAACTGTCGCACCATTTAGATTTAGAGTACCACTAAATGCACTTGTTCCAGAAGATGTAACATTACCAGTCACATTACCACTTACGTTTCCTGTAACATTACCAGTAATATTACCTTCTATGTTTGCAACGAGAGTAGATGCTGAACCAGAAATTACTGATGATGTATCAGTAGCATCTCCAATCATCACAAATTTAGATGTACTATCGTCATAGCCCATAAAGGCTTTCTTTGCCGCAGAGCCATTGTGATACTTCATTATGATACCACGATCTAGATTATCATCTGAACCATCAGCACCCATTTCAAAGATTGGATCTGCGATTGATACTGTTGTTGAATTAACTGTAGTTGTTGTACCTGCTACTGTTAGATTACCAGATACTACAATGTTTTCACCAACATTTAATTGTCCTGCGACTGTCACATCTGTGGGCATGCCGACTGTGACTGTTCCGTTTGAACGAGATACATCAACTTCATTGGCAGTACCGGCTATTGCGAGTACGGCTCCAGTTGTAGCATCTTTAAGTGTTACAGCACCTGAACTTACAGCAAAATCTCCACTGTCAAAAGATGCAACACCTTTTACAGTAGCAGAAGCCGCGGCAATAGTAGAGTCGTATGATTTACCATCTGCTGTAGAAACTCTAAGATTATTATTAGAAGAAGTATATGTTGTACCAGAAACACCAGCAACTGCGATTGTACTAGCGGCTGTTACACGTCCCTGAGCATCTACTGTTATTCTTGGAATAGCTGTTGCACTACCATATTGTTGTGCTGATAGTCCTGAAATTGTATCTAACTGTGTAGATGTAATTGAGCCAGAGGCTATAGTTGCATCAAAGTTTGCACCAGATTGTGTTGTAATCCTAAATCTTTTCGCTGTGGCATCATAAGCAAAGTTAGAAACACCTGCAACTGCTGTTGTTGAAGTTTTAGTAATTCTTCCTTTTTTATCATAAGTAATAATAGGAACTGCTGTTGCACTACCAATTGTTTGACTTGCACTATGATTAGTATTAGCATCTGCTAACATTCCAACAGTAATTGCTCCAGTGGCAATCGAACCAGCGGCATTTAGAACTCCGTTTGTATCAAACAGAACTGTTCCACCATCTCTTGTTATGGCGCCATCAAAGTCAACATCACCATTTAGAGTTGATGCACCAGATACTGCGAGAATACCTATTGTTGCAGTACCAGTAACCCCTGCATCTCCACCAACAGATAGATCATCATCAACTACTAAATCATCTGCTATGTCTAAGTCATTTACCCATAACTTTTCCCATGGCGCACTTGTACTTCCCAATGATCTTGTACCAGTTGGGATAATATCTGTGTCTACAACACCAATCATAGATATTGTATCTGATGATCCATTACCTAGATCAGTACTACCATTACTCGCAAATGTTCCTGTTGCTGTCAGATTTGTATATGTTCCTGCTGGAGCAGAAATTGTACCACCACTAGGTATTGTTGATGAGCCAGTTACTGTTAAGTTACCATAAACAGTTAAAGAATTTCCTGCTCCTTGTCCAGATACACCTAATGTAATATTGTTAGCAACTATGTCTGTCGCATAAACACTAGCCCATCTAGAACCATTAGCTCCCAGATTTACTGTGCCCGTCGGTAAAACAGAAGAGTCTACTGATGCTGTAATTGTAAGAGTATCAGAAGAACCATCTCCGATATCCATATTACCAGATGTTGTTAAGTTTGTAAAGTTTGCAGTACCACCAAAAGTTCCTGTTGCTGTGATAACATCACTACTATTATCACCTAGTCCGACATTACCTTTCAATGTGGTATTACCATCAACATTTAATGTAGAATTTAAATCGACAGCTCCGTTGGCAGTAACTGTTGTTGCTGTTAATCCGTTTAATGTTGTATTTCCGTCTACATTAAGAGTTGCATTTAAATCTACGGCACTATTTGCTGTAACTGTAGTAGCTGTCAAACCATTTACTGCTGTCGTTCCTGAAGCTGTGATGGCCGTAGCATTTAATGTTCCAGCAGTGGTTACACCCGTTATTCCGAGTGTACCAGCCACAGTAGCGTTATTATCTACAGTCAAGTCATCTATTTTTGCTACACCATCAATATATAAATTAGTCCATTCTCTAGAAGATGAACCTAAACTTCCTGCTCCATTTGTTTTTGGTATGAGTGAAGTTGAAACGCCTTGTCCTGATGCTACACCTACAGCTAACTCATCTATGTTTCCAACACCATCTACGTATAGATTTCTCCATTCTTTTGTAGAAGAACCTAAATCTTTTGCATCATCTGTAGCTGGTATTAAATCTGAGTCAAATTGTCCAGTTGCTGTTATCGTATCTGATGTAGCATTACCTAAATCTACATTACCTTCAGCACTAAAATTCTGTACAGTTAAATCACCTGTTATTCCTAATGTACCTGCGATTGTGGCATTATCATCAACTGTCAACGTATCGACTTTAGCAATACCATCTATGTAAAGATTTCTCCATTCATAAGTTGAAGAACCAATATCTCTTGCATTATCTGAAGTTGGTATAATATGACTTGAAAATCCTAATCCAGCTGAAGTTCCCAAAGCTATAGTATCAATACTTGCAACACCATCAAGATGTAAATCATTCCATTTTGCACTAGAACTTCCTATGTCTAATGAGCCTGATGGAAGAAGAGAACCATTTGTTGTTAGTCCTTGTACAGTAAGTCTTCCGACGTGGGCACCCGAACCATCTGCACTAAATGTATGCATAACAGTATTAGAGTTATTCATAATCTTGAAGTTACTATCACCATCAGTACTTACAAGTTGCATTAATAAATCTGAGTCACCAGCAGTAGAATCACCATCTCCATATATTCTAAACTTATCTGCTCCAGCTGTTCCTGCGGAAAATCTAAGATCAGGTGTGTTTAACTCTTGAGAAAAACCTGTATTTGATGAAGATAAAATTAAGTGTGCGGAATTAGAAGATAAATCTTGCATATTTCTCAAACTGAGAGAAACAGCAGTAATTTGATCAGAGCCAGTTTTTCTTAATAATTGTCCTGAAGAACCACCAGTTGCTCTTATTCTTGATATGTCTCCAAGTATAATTCTATCTGATGATGCTGTTGTGAAGTTTACATTACCAGTAAATTCTGTATTCGCTGATACTGTTAATGTTCTTGCATTAATAGTTGTGTTTGAAGTAATCGTTATATTACTGATACTTGATGTATTACCACCTCTAATAATACTTGCTCTTAAATCATTAGCACTCCATTTACCCTTAATATGTCCATCACCACGTGCTGTTCCACCTCTTGCCGCAGAACCTGCTCTAGTAACTGTGACTACGTTGTTACTTAAAACTGTTGCGGCTAGATTTGTATTAAGTCTCCAAGTATTAAAACTATCTACAAGATTTGTATTTGCTACTGCTACAGTCATCTCTAACCTTCTTTGTTAATCAATTGTTGGACAAGAGACTTTAGTTCTGTTATTTCGGATTTCATTTGTTCTATCTCTTTATCTTTTTGTTGAGCCTGTTCTCTTCTTTTTCTATACAATTGTAAACTATTCAAATCAGTTTCTAAAACAGCACTATTTTTATTATCCCTAATTAAAGTTTCATTATTCTCTATTTTTTGATACATTCATCTTATACCTGTAATGCGATACTTCTCAAATCTTTAATCATCGGAACACTAGATGTTGATGTAGATGTAAATACTATCTTAAAAGCGAAAGTTTTATAAGTCTTGTAAATACTACCACCAGATGTTCTATATGAAACAATATTACTATCAGCACTATTTAGTCTTGCCTGATTATCATTATTGGTACCTAAGAAGTGTTGTCCATCAGTATTTGCTGACAATCCATATTCAAATTCTTTAAAGTCAGAAGTGTTTACACTATCAGATATAGTAGTTGAAGGTGTAACTTGTGTTAATAAAGTATAATCTTTATCACTTAAACTTTCACCATCATCTGCTGATAGTAATTGAGCATAAACTTTAATATCAGTACCAGATGGTTTATAAGCTGTTAAGTATACTGTCATATCTTCAGCATCTTGTCCGTCAGCTAATTCAATTGGTTTTGAGAAATATCTTGTAACTGCTCCACCCACTTCTTTTGTATCTTCATTACTTGAACTATTATTAATTACGTTTTCTAATGAATATACATTTGCTCTGGATAAGTCAGCAACTGGTGACATTTTGGAATCACTTGTGTTAAATAATCCTTTAACAACTAATGTCTTCTTCGAACCATTAACAGCCGATAATGCACTTTCATTCATCTTACTGAATATTTTCTTTTCATTATCTGTGAAGGGATTTTCAATCTCTTGTTCTAGATTACTCCAATTACCATTTATAACACCACCACTAGTAGTCGTTCTTACACTCCAAGTTGTAGAAGTGTTTGCATAGTTTATAACAGGAACCTTTGGAACAAGAACATTATTAATAATATTTTCAGCACTAGTAACTCTTGCTGTAGCACCACTTACTTGCCCTCTAATCCAACCATTAGCTGTAGTTGCCCAAGTAGAAGTATTAATAGTCATCTTAGCATTTAAAGTATCATTAAATTCTAGAAAACCATTATTTGTATTTGCAGTAAATGCCGAAGTATTACCTACCCAAGTACCATTTAATAGCACATTATTTGTATTTGATGAAGCAGAAGTTGGAAAATCTCCAAATGCATCTACTTTCAATGTACATCTTCCAGCTACGTTATTTCTAACTATTTGTCTTACAGTACCATTTGCAAAATTTGTACCAGATGTTGCATTTGTTCTTAATACTCCACCCACTGGTATCGTAGCATTGTTAGAAATTGTAATAACTGATTCTGCTCTAATCTTTTCCCCTGGATTAAAAGAGCCAGTAGGATTATCATAGTTAAAGAAATCGTGATCTGGATTTTCTAGATAAAGTGTACCTTGTGCTGTATTAAACTCTGCTCTCCAAAGTTTGAATTTTAAATCTTCAGATTGAATAGGACTCCAAGTTTTATCATTAGCTGAAGACATTAATATACCAGTTGCAGGTTGCTTATCAATTAACTCATTAGTGTTAATATCTTTAGCACCCATCTTAGCACACCATACAGCATACTCTTCTGAATTACCAGCTGGCATTAATACTACACAATAATCTTTATAATTCTTTAAGAATATTGGTGAGTCAAAAGTAAATGTTGTAGCTGTGGCCGCAGAAGTTGTACTTACGTTAATCGCCGCAGGAAACAATGTTTTTGTACCATATGGTAAAACTGTTTTTGTTGGAAGCCCATTTTCTACTTCACGTATTTGAACTGTGATAGGTAATGAAGCGGCTTTCTTATAAAAGAATAAATCTATTTTAGTGATAAACACACCAGCAGATTGTTCTTCATTAACAGAGAAAGTTTGTGCAAGTGGATCGTAGTTATTCCATTGACTATCTACTACAACATTTGTAGTATCAATTCTTGTTTCAGTAACATTTTCTGTAACAACTTGAGGGATAACTAATTGTGCTGATGCCCCTCTTTGTGTTATATTTAATGGAATACTTGTATAGTCAGAAAATGAAGAAGTTGTTACTAAGTCTGTTGCTATCTGTGTGTTCGCAACATCTTGTAATTTAAATCTTCTTGTACCAACTCTAAACTTCATCTCTTCTGTATCAGGGATACGGAACTTACCATATATAGAACCAGCCGCATCTGTAGTTAAATTACTACCTTCAGCGGCAGTATTCGCTCCAGCAGAATTAGTTGGAGTAGTAAAATCATTAACTAGTTCATCATCAAAGTATGGATAAACTCTTGTACTTGGTTTCATACCATGTGCAGTAAAAGATATTANTCTNGATCTCATATATTCACGTACACTAACTTCTTGTACNTAATTACCAATATCAAAAGTCTGAGTTGAAGCGGCAATAGTAGTTTGTATACCTGATCTGATNNNATCTTGCTGTTGCTGTTGCATTGTCAAGTTCCACCAGCCACCNTGTCCTNGNTGNNTNTCACCCCAAGTANNACCAACTAATCNAGGTGGATCTTGNGTATTAATCCAANNNCCCCAATCTGTACCAGTAAAACCAGTATGCTCTGCTAATTGTTGAAATGATTCATAGATACCAGAAAAGTCCATTTGAATATCAGGTAGTGATGTTATATCTGGAGTATTGTCCATTGATGGGCTGAGTGTCATAACACCTTGCCAATTAAATGTCAATTCTTGAACAGGATTTCTAGCTTTACTCGCCTTATTCTGATTGATGAATGAAACGTGTGAATATCCTAGAGTAACTAAATCACCAGTTTTAGTGATATTAGATGATGTAAAAGTTTTATCTTTTTCTAAGGTTAAGTCTCTTCTCTTATAGAAAGGACGTAGTACGTTATTATTTCTATCGATAGCGGCTCTATATCCAATTTTTGTTGAATCAGATAGATTATGTCCATCAAAGTTTTCTACAAAGAAACCATTTTTAAATCTATCAAAACCAGAAGAGTTAAATAACTGCTTATTCTTTACAGAGGCTTCAAGAGCATTTAATGAAGAATAGTATTCAGTATTTCTAATTCTATCATCAAGTCCTCTTAAATCTTTCATAGTATAACGTCTGTTATTATCAAGAGTTAGTTTAACACCATACTTGTGCTTGTCATTATCTCTTGCTACTTTAGTAGACAATGATGGGAAAACAGGAATGTCTAATGCACCTATTGTCATAGAGTTTGCTTTTTCTTCTGGTAATCTTGGAGTTACTCCAGGTGTTCCCTTAATAACTTCGACTTTACCTTCTTCTGTGATAATAATTCTATCTTTTCTTGGTAGATAGTGTTGTACGTCAGCTTGAAAGTTTTCACCTGGGGACATCATAATAGAGCCATCTCCGTCCATGGCGAAAGCTGTAGAAGCCGCTGGATTTGTTGGTGTACCAGCAAGTGTTGCCGTTGTTGTTGGATTACAAGTGTTCGCTTTAAAAGGCCTGAAATCTACTGCATCTCTTAATTCTATAACTTTACCTGTTGAGGGTGAAGTAAAGCTTGGTATTTCCCAAGTTTTAATTGAAGTAGATGAAGTGGTGCTATCATTTACAGGATAAGAGTCTACTGATAAGAAACCAATTCCTTGCGAATAATTTCTTTCGAAAAAAGAAAACTTGACAAGTAGTGCTTTACTTGTTATATTGAGGGAACTTGTAGGTTTCTTAACAAGTTTAGAAGTGTCATACATATCATCTTTTTGTCCAGTGTCAATAGTAAAATGAGATGTAACATTTGTATCATTAACTGTAACTGCTGTTTGATCGCTACCCATATAAACAGCTTCTAGTTTATATGCATCTGAAACACCTAAACTCCAAGGGCCTACATTTGTGGCACTATGATTATTTGTAGTGATTGTTACATACTGACTCTTACGAACAGTTTTTGCAGATTGTACAGCACTTGAACGTAGAACATTAAAGTAAACAGATGCCGCAAAACTACTTGCCACATTTGCTTGTTGTAAGTTAATGTTATGTTGTGAAGATGTAGATGTTATAGCACCGTTGGCATCCATATCAAAGATGTAACCTTTTGGAAATACATTATTGTGTGATACGCCTGCGGCCGCATTTAGTCCCGTTCTTGTAACTGGTTGAGTGTTTGCTAGTGTAAGTAATGTATCACTATTAACTGTTGCAATTCTGTGAATATAGTTATTAGAACCATCTTTAATTCTTATTACATCACCAGCTTGATATGTTTGTAAAAACTGAGTTCCGCCACCAGTAACTGCTGTACCTACAACAGAAACAATGTGTCCTTTTCTTGCGGCAGAATGGGCTGTTGCTTTTGAAACTACAATAACTTGTCTTTCTTGATCAGAAGTTAAAGTACCAGTTTCATTCATAGTTTCAGTACCACCAGCGTGGGCAGAGTTTGCTGAAACTGTAGCGGCTAAAGATGTACCAGAACCGGGTGAAAATGTAACTGACTTTTCTGTTCTGTATACGAATTGTGTATCTACGTTATTAGATGAATCTTTAAGTGTCTTTGTACCCAAGAAACTAAATGGTAACACTAAATTATTTTTACTTGATTCTTCTATTCTTGCAGAAGTTGTACCATAAGCTGAAGAAGTAACAATATCAGCCATTGAGTTATGAGTAGAGTTAACTTCAAATAGTGAACGTACACTACTAAAAGATTTACCAGCATTCATCTTGATATCAAAGATATAGATTTTAAATTGTCCAGTTGGAGTACCAGAAGTTCCGGAATGATAATTAAAACCTCTTACTTTACACGTTCCGATTTCATTACCTCTAACAGCTTGATCACCAAAATTTACTTGTGATATTCCGAGTTGTGCCGCATCTCTAAGTGATACTTCTCTAAGTCCTTGAAAGTCCCAACCACCAACACACTCTTTACATATAACATAGTTACCAAAACTTTGTGATAAAACTCTAGCATCTTTAGTTGCAAAGTCTGTAGCTTTGTCAAACTCAATTGGTGTTGGATTAATCAAATGAACTTTCTGTCCATTTACATATCCCATACCTTTATCTACTTCAGCTATTAATTTATTTGCATTACCACCTTGTGCAGTATTATATCTTCCTAAGTTTGTTGTTTCTTTTAAGTGTTCACGTATACGAACAGTAAAAGGTTCTACTGCATAGTTACCGTGAGCTTCGTGCATCTTCATTGATATATGTTTACCGATATCTGAGTATACAGTATCTTTTACATTTCTTATTACTTCACCATCTTTCAACTCAACAACTGTGAAGAATGTATCTGTATTCGCTGTAGCTGTTGCACGACTTGCCAATGTTGGAAGAAGTTTTAATCGGGTAGCACCAGGGGCCGCAAAGTTTGTTGATCCACTTGCGTTGTCTAAGAGAGAACTATCTGCGTTTGAATCAACTGTGCTTTCAACTGTTTGAAATCCAACTTTCTTACTTGGGCTTGTTGAGTACTTATCAACGATATGACTCTGTGAAGTAACTCTAACAAAATGTCCTTTGTGATATATTACTCCATCACCAACTGTTGCTCTTGTCCCTAACCCGGAAGAACTGCTCGTAATCGTATTACCAGCAACGATAAAAGCGTTACCAGTACGATTTCTTAAGGTTATAACTTCATTGTCTGCAAAAGCTTTAGTTGTGTTATTTGTACCAGAATTTGTATACTTAACAAAAAGAGTTAGATAATTTGGAGCATTTGATTCAGAACCTTCAGCAACATCAATCAACTGTGCTGTCATACCAGAAGTTGCACCTGAAATAACTGAGTTTGCAACTACTCCACCAGAATAAAAGTCTGTTAATAATAGCACTCGGTTATTAGCATCTTTATCTCTTAGTTTTACGTATTCTATTCTTTCTATTTTTAAAGCCGCACCAGTAACGATTGTTCCGTCTACCAATATTTCATTACCAAATCTCTCTATTTGATTTTGAAGAATTGTCTGAAGCTGTGTCAGTTCCCTTGCCTGTACTGCATAACCAGGGCGAAACAAAACTCTATTGAAGTTTTTTGTTTCGTCAAAGTCATCAAAATATGGGCTTTGATTTAAATTTGTTTCTAGTGCCATCTACTTTACCTTTAAAAATCTAGTATAACTTTTATGTCTTCAGTCTGATCAACTGCTCTTGTAACTTTTTGAAAATTCTCAACATGAATAAATTCTCCAGAGTATGTGTTCGCCTCTGGACCTGCAATAGCTGATACTGTTGCTCTAATTGTGGAATCTCCTCTTTTTAATAACTGATCGTTCTTTGTGAAAGGTACAAAAGTACCATAACTATCTACATTATTTAGATAGATATTAAAGAACGATACATCAGAGTTTGTCTCATCATCTTTAATAAAAACGATTGTACCATTTGCTCCAGTTGATGCTTGTGCAACTGAGGCACTTCTTCTAGCAGAGGCGTTCAATTGAGTAATATATCCAATGTTACCTGCTTCTGCTCTAAGTCTTAATCTTTCATTTGTAATTTCATCATTTACTGCAAATTGATTTTGTGGTACATTGTTTATTATTTGCTGATAAGAAATATTCAATCTAGTTGTCAATCTTAATGTATCAGCACTATTAGACGTATTAGCAATTGCCTCTGCCATAATAGCATTATTCGAATTAACTTTTAATATTGGATCTTTTAAAATACCAACTGTTCTGAACTGAGTATTAGCTGGAATATATCCAGCGCCAGTTGAAGAAGTACCACGACTTCCTTTAAACTGAGCATTTAAACATATTTTATTTCCACCCAATTCTCTTATGGCATCTTTACCGTGGCCACCAATTGGAGATATAATTGCATTTGCTGTTGCACCAGTACCGTGAGTAGTATTAGATGTGATATAAACTTTTGCTCTTGAATACTTAGAACCCACAGCTATAACATTAACATTAGATATATTTCCATTTGTATTAACTAATGAATAAGCTAATGCCCCAACGCCATCTCCAACTATATTGATTGTTGGAGAAATCATGACAACTGAATCTGTAAAGGGTGTAGTGGTGAAATTCGTGTTAGTTGTTAGTGTTCTTGTTGTTCCTGAGTAATTAACTATTCTTCTTAATTGTCCTACTCCAGTACCAGATTGTATATAAACTGAATCGCCATTGTAATAATTATCAACAGTTGATGGATTACCTGATGCTAACTGAATTGTATTTACAGTTGCACCAATAACAGCAGTACTTGGTACCATTTCATAACTAGCACCAATACTATTTGTTTCTACTACGTGTATCGCACCATTAACAGAAGCATTTTGAACTGCTAATTGATTTACTTGTTCAGAAGAACCATCACTTGCTGATAATGTCTGAACGGGCATATGTGATGCTGTTAAAAATTTATTTGCTTTTCCTAAACTAATAGTATACATATACTTCCAAGTATAACCATCAGAAGTTGAAAAAGGTTGTGTCGCAAAACTAGTTGGCTTAACTGTTGACTGGGCACCTTTCTTATTATACAAACATTTGTATACGTTCATTTGATCTGTAAGAACATAGAAAGATTGTTCATATAAACCTGTATTAGTATGCTTATACATTGGATAAACTGTATTGATTTCCCAATCAACTCTTGGTATTACGTGACTAACATCAGTAACAGAAATCTTTTTGGCCGCGACTGCTTCTTTCCACATTTTATAATGTTTATCATAGATAGTTTCTGTGGCAGTATCAGCAGTTGGTTCATTAGGCCAGTCATTTGATTTACCTAAAACAGCATATAAAATTGTAGAGTTTTTTGATGCTCTACCATCTGTTCTTTTTAAAGATTCTATGAAAGCTTTCGCTCCCATAATATTCATTTCTTTACTTGCATAAGATGACATTAGGTTACCGTTCCTGTGAAATAATGTACGTTTGCAGTACTTATATTACCGAGTTTCCAATTAACATTTAAATTGGCACTTGTTGCACTATTTACTTTATTTATAACTGCTTTATAAAAGACACTCTCACCTGTCTCAATTATTATTGTATCTCCATTTGCAAATTGAGAAGTAAAAGCTGTAGATGTTCCTGTAACTGTATTTGAATTGTTTGTTATTGCTACAGTACCAGTACCCTTCTTTCTTGTACGTATTAATGAAGAAGTGACAGATTGACTCATTGCGTTAGTTGAAGTTTTGAACTTACCAAAAAACTTCTGTCCCCCTGGGTGAATAAGTCTAAGTGCAATATCTTTATATCTTGTTAAGGCTATCGGTGCTGATATCTCATAAGAAAATTCTTGATAGAAATTACTATCTTGTATATAACCTCTTGAAGAAGAAACTTGCCCTCTAGTTGATGCATAATATCCTTCAGAGTTTGCAACGTGTCCAAGTGTAAGTGTACCAGTTGCTTGTATGGCATTTAATCTTCCTGAACTTGCTAACGTAACTAATTCACCCTGCTTATAAGAAAATCCAGAATCTAAAACTCTTGCAGACTTAACTGTTCCGTTTGCACCAACAACTCCGTTAACTACTGCATTGTCTCCTAAAATACCTTCATCTTGAACTTTTATTATTTTACCAGAACCAGTTCCTTTTAAAGAACTTTGAGATGCATCATTATAAATTTTAAGTGCAGTTGTGGCATTATTGCTCCAGTTTCTATTACCAGGATCTCTTTGTAACTGATCTTGCCAAACTCTTACTTCAGTTTCATATACACCATTAGAATGTTGAAAGTTATTTACTACTTTCATTATATTAGCTGTAGAGCCTGATGAAGTTTGTTCTATTCTATCATTCGTATCTAAAATTGTTACTTGAGAATTACCAGTTCCCCAATTTGCTACAGTAGATTGTATCGTTAAATATGCTTCACCTATTCCCAAAGATGATACGTTTCTATTTTTCAAAACAACATTTGGATTTGCAGAAAATCCAGAACCACCAATTCTATTTGATAATCTAGCTATTGTTCCAATTGCACCATTGACAAACACTAAAGAATCTGATAGTTTTGTATGCACATTTTCTATTAATGTATTAGCTGTATCAAAAACAACATTAGCAATATTTGTTCCACTACCAACTTTTCTTATACCTTCATTCTGAATAAAAGCTTTCATTGGTCCAGCATCAAATTGACTTGAAACATTTGCTGTCGTATTTGCTGTGACAGTTAATGTTAAAATCTTTCTATCATTTCCACCAACACCATCACTATCGTATTCATCTCCACTTGATACAAGATTTACTTTTTTGATAACTCCAAATGCACCCGAAACTGCACCCACTAATTCATCATTAACAGAAACAGTACTACCATCAGTATTAGCTATTTTTAATACGTGATAGCCGATTGTATTGGCATAGAAGCCATTTGTCTTGACTGTACCGACTGTAACTCCAACTTTAGATGTTTTATTAATTTTTTCATTAACTTGAAAATTTTTATAAGTATCAACTGCAAGAACTACATCATCTGATGTGGCATTGTATACTCTTCTTATAGCTTTAACTACTGCGTTTGCTTGAGAAGTTACACCATATAATTTATCTCCAACAACAACCCCTGGATTTGCCGTGTTCGCTAAAACGATTACTGCATTTGCATTTGTTCTATAATCATTATTACCCAAATCTTCTCCAGCTTCTCTGAAACCAAAATCTGGAGCACCTAAAACAGTATTAGCGTGGTTGTTCATTATACCGTGAGAAGTATCTCTGTATTGTATTCTAGGTGCTGATGCACCGAACATTGTATTTGAACCAAACTTATTACTATTTTGACTTAAAGCAAAAGTGTCTGTGATATCACCTGATTTAACTTGAAAAGATGCAGGTGAATCTCCATCTCCTCCAATATATTCGATAGTTGTACCATCTGATTGTGATTGATATCCTGATCCACCATCTTTTAGTTCGAAAGCTAATTGTCCACCCAAATCTGTAACATCATTAATAACAACTTTACCGAAATCTCCTGACTTAGATGAAATCATTTGAATAACGTCACCAGGCCTATATTCACCACCCTGAGAAACAATACTAATACTTTTTACTCCTGCTTCTACAATAGGAGTATAACCCGTATCTTGTCCCTTTATTTTAATAGTTTCTGTGGTACTAAAAATACCTTTTATATTTGAAACTAGTATTTGATCTATATCACGGCCCTTAGCAACAACTCTTCTTACATCTTCAACCAAGGCTTCAGCTTGTGAGTCTGTACCTTTAATAGTTTTCCCAATGAGAGAATATGCTTTAGGATCGTGATGAGTAGTAAGATAACGATCAATCTTGAAATCTCCATCAGAAACTTTAAGCATTTGATCGGCTGGAAAAGAAATCTCAACATCTTCATTGTATAATATCCTGAATAATAACTTATAAGACTCTATGGTCCCTTTAGTTGTATATAAATCTTTAATTCTTTTTGCTAGTAATTTTTTATCTGCAAGAGCATCATTCGGAATTTCTGGCATTAATTCTGAACGAAAATATTGAATAAAAGAATCTATTGTTTTATCAATATCTTTATAGTCTGATAAACTACGTACAACATCTTCTGCTTTACCAGATTGTTCCATATACTCATAGTAAGCTTTAACGAAAGCAAGAAAATTCGGGCCTTCTTCTTTATAGAAAGCTGGAAATTGACGTTCTACGAGTGTTGATAGTTTTTCAGTAAGAGCCATTAATCACCAACCTCACCAGTGGTTGTGATTGTCGAGTCTTCTGTAGATATTATAATAATCTGTTCCCTAACAGGAACAATATCTTTAGAAACTGGATCTGCATTTACTTTAATTTCTATACCATCATAAGCTGTAACTACGAAACTATTAATTTTTATTTCGCCTGTTGTGTAATCAATAGTTCCTGCATTAGCCTCAATAGCAACTTTTTGTTTTGCTGAATTATATCTAAACACTCTAATATTACCCAATCCATCATCATCTAAGTAAGCTATGAAATTATTATATGTAAATGCTGTTGATGATATAGAACTTTTCTGTACAGCATTGTGGAATAATATATTAACTAGTGATGCTGTTGTTGTACTTGGTACAAATCTTTTTTGCATTTGTAGTGTAGCTTCATTATTCAGAATTGCATCATCTACATTATCCAAGTTTCTAACAAATCTTGAATATCTTAATTTCTTACCAAACTGTTCTAAGTTAGTATTTGAAAAAGATGTCATAGCATCTCTAATTAATGTTTGTACAGCAGAAGTTGAAGTTGAAGATTTTAATGTATCGTAAAAACAATTAATAGTTGGTACAACATAGAGATAAGATGGATCGATTATTACTGGATCGATTCCCAACATTGTTCTATCTTTAATAGAATTTTTAATTTCATCTTTGAGAGTTATAGTTGGTATTAATTCACCTTGTGGTTTAACTGCTATATAAACTTTTCCGTGAACTGCAGGAGATGCGTCTTCTCCACCATATGCGACTGCCGATGCTATGTTTGTATTTTCGTTAAGAATAATTCTTTCAAAATCTTTAGCAACAACGGCTCTGTTCTGTATCTTATAATTTCTTGGTGCATTGAACTTTATACTATCAACACTTTCTAATTCAACACCACCTCTAGCAACTGAGTTTACAGAAAGGCTAGCAGATGTGTAAGTTGGACTAATACTAATGCTGTCAATAGAAAACACATTTGCGCCATTTGTCTTTGTTCCATTACATACCCTATAATCTATTACGACAATGTTACCATCTTTAACTGGTTTACCCAATGAACCAGTTCCGAATAAAACTTCGTATTGTTTGTCGTGTGTTTCTTGTAAATAATAAACTGCTGATTTTTCATTAACTTCTCTTATGTTTGTAGCTTGAGTGTATGAAGTATTTGCATTAGATGATGCTGATTCTTTAACTGTAACTCTTATACTACGTGTGTCTATGTTTTCGTTGGGTAAAACATATTTAACTGGACTTGCATCACTAACAGCGAATTGATGTTGAAGTGGTGCACCCTCAGTTATGCTTATAGCTTGTGTAAAGGTATTTGCTACGTTCTTAATTATATTAGCTTCAGGTGTGACATACGTATATGTTCTATCATTAATTGAAGTTGTGAATGAAGTATTTTTAGGAAGAGTAAATTCAGATACATTGTTTGCAACACCAGTAAATGTTATTCCGACATTAGCTGTTGCACCTCTGGCTGAACGTGTAAGATAACCTAATTCTTTTGCTCTAGATACCACGCTGTCTCTTTGCTGTGCTGTATCTAAAAACATTTCATTGCCAAGCATATTAATATAAAATGCATTGTAATGAGTATTATATGCTAATACATCTAATAGTACTGACATATTACTGCCATCAAAATCATAATCATTAAATTGAGTTTGTGACTTTAAATAAGTTTTTAAATTAGATTTTATATCAGCAAAATCTACTTCTGTAACTTTTAGATATGTATTAGCGGCCATGTTATCTTACTCTTTCTAGTAATACATCAAGAACCACAGCTTCAGGATCATTAACAATTTCGAAAGCTATTGTTAATGACAATCCATTTAAATCTAATCTATCTTCTACTAATATATCTATTAGATTTGCTCGTGGTTCATAATTTTCTATTGTGTTTATTACTGCTTGTTTTATCTGTTCTTGAAGATGAGAAGTAAAGGGTTCGAATAAATAACCTCTTATATTACAACCAATATCTGATTGAAATGGCCTTTCATAGAAATCAGTTAATACTAAATTCTTAACAGATTGCTTTACGGCATCTCTATTAACCTTTTTGTTTAACTGTTTAGTTATAGGATTTGATACAAATAAATTATCAAAATCGCTGTATATAACTTGATTAGGTTCTGACATTCTTCTTCTCTTGTATTTCTTTTCTTCTCATAGTACAAATCTTGGCAATTTCTGCGAGGGCTTTTCTTGCTCTTGTTCCAGCAGACTTATTGCCCTTTTCAAATTTGTCACTCTCTGCAATATAAGTATCGAAAAGATTTAATAAACTATCATGATATTCCATAATTTTTCTCTTGACATAGTTTCAATTTATTGTTAGAATACTATTGTAGTATAATAACTTAATGCTATTTATAATTAATTTCCATTAGCATATACATTACTTGAGCCAGAAATTATCTTGGCCGTACACCCGTAAGTATCATTTTTTCTCCCTAAAGCTTTTCCTTCTACAAAAACATTTGGACTACCAGAAACTAGCCCAGGTGCGTGTGTTGGACAACCTACTCCAGCAAAAGTATGTACAGCTACATTATCACCTAATCTTACTGCACCAGTTCCATTTACAAAAACAGTAGAACTTCCCATCTGAGTTGCAGTCTTTTTTGGAGCTAAATCACAGGTTATATTATCTAATGGGTTTTTATCTCCAATTGCAACGTGAACTGTATCAACAGTATCAACCCCATCTTTTCTAGCTACTGCGGGCATTATGTTACAGCCCCACCAATACCACTTGATAATCCAGCTAAAGTAGATGTTGAAGCGGGTGCTTCAGTTTTACCATCTACACAAGATGTTGCTCTACGAATTGTTCTTATACCCCACTTACTACCTCTTACTCTATCAAATGTTTTAATATTTAAATTATTACTTTGATTACCACCTAAAACTTCTATAGTAGATGCTGTGCTATTACCAGTTGCAAAGCCCACGTGTCCCAAACCAGAACTTCTACTCTTTCTAAAGAACACAACGATATCACCTTGTTGAACATCATCATCTTTAACTGCTACACCATAGTTAGCATATGCTTGTGATGATGCTGTTTTAATATACTTATTTCCAGATCTTTTAAGTATAGCACCTACAAGAACGGCACACCAAGCTGTTTCGTCTGCATAAGTTGAACCATTATAACCAATTTCGTCCCAAAGTGCTTTAATTTTCGGATTACTTCCAGTTTCTTTCCAACCACCTGCGTTCATATGTTCTTGAGCAATTTCATATGGATTAACGTGATCTACTTCTCCACAAACAGAGGGTGATTGTTCTTCATACTTAACGTCTTGTGGAGCATCTTCTCCAGATTTTTCTACTTGCTCACTATTTTGAACTTCTTCTATTGTTTCTTCAGGTAATACTTTTACAACATTTTCTTCAAATGTAACTGGAGAGTCAACATATTGAGCATCAGGTAAACTTGGTGATCCATTATTTAAATCTATTCTTGTACCTCTAGCATCTATATTACCAAGTGCTGTAATATTAATATTCTTACGTGCTGATAGATTAATATTACCATCAACTATAATATCTAAATCTTTTGTTACGTGAAGCTTATCATTACCAGTAACTGTTCTAAAACCATTCTTATGCTGT